AGGAGCGCTAAATAAGGCTAGGTCATGGCAAAAAAGAGCACTAATAGCGGGCAGTTGCAGACAAGCACCCTCGTGACGGTTGCAGAATTCGCAAAACACCGTGGCGTTTCGCACGGTTCTGTGGTCGCGGCACTGCGAAACAAGACCATTGCCTACGCCAACGCAACGGAAAGGCTTATCGATCGGGATCTGGCCAGCGAGTTGATGGACGCAGCGAACGCAAGAGCTGGAAAAATAAACACTTCCGGAGACGACGGCAGCGACTTGGCCAGCACATCGGCGCGGCTAAACGTAGCCAGGGCAGACCGGGAAGAGGCGCAAGCGGTCATCGCACAGCTCAAGGCAGCCCAAATGCGCGGCGAACTGATAGCAGTAGCCGACCTTGCGCCAGTCCTGTACGGCCTAGCCCGCGTCCTACGCGAGCGCCTTATGTCGTCAGCGCAACGGCTGGGGCCAATCCTCGCCGCAGAGCCTCGCGCCGTGCGTTGCACACTGGCAATCGAGCGCGAAGTCGGCGCAGCCCTGACAGAGTTCGCAGAGGGCATCCCCACAGCACTGGCCAGCGTAGCCAAGCAGACCACAGCAGCCGCGGAGACAGACGCTTGAAGCTAGATCCCCGCATTGCCAGCATCCTTGCGGACGCACTGCGACCGGACCCCGTGCTACTGGTCAGTGAGTGGGCAGACCGCTACCGCATCCTGCCAAGCGACACCAGCGCGGAGCCGGGTTTGTGGCGTACTGAGCGCACCCCGTACCTACGCGAGATCATGGACTGCTTGAGCGGTCACATTGAAGTCATGGAGGTTGCCCTTATGGCAGCCTCGCAGGTGGGCAAATCGGAATGTGTCAATAACTTCATCGGCTACTGTATCGACAACTGCCCCAGCCCGGTCATGGTCGTGCAACCGACGATCGAGACCGCGGAGGCGTACGGGCGGCTGCGCATCCAGCCAATGATCGATGCCTGCCCGCGGCTCACGCGACTGGTCAGTGAAACCAAAAGCCGCAGCGGTGCCAATACCCTACAGACAAAGCAGTTCCCCGGCGGCTTGCTGCGGCTTGTCGGAGCCAATGCCCCCAGCGGTCTTGCATCCTTGCCGATTCGCTTCTTGCTGTTGGATGAGGTCGACCGTTACCCGCGGGAATCCGGCACTGAGGGCGACCCTATCGCGCTTGCCAGACAACGCACGGCGACGTTTGCCCGGCGCAAGATCTTCATGTGCTCAAGCCCCGGCAACCGCGGCGAAAGCAAGATCGAGAAACGCTACCTGCAAGGCGACCAACGCCGCTACCACGTCCCGTGCCCTGACTGCGACGCGGTGCAGGTGTTGCGCTGGGGAGACGGCGACGGCCACGGCGGCGTTGTTTGGCCAGCTGGACAGCCCCACCTCGCGGCCTATCAGTGCGAGGCGTGCGGCGTGTTGCTGGACGAGACAGCCAAGGTCCAGATGCTTGAGCGTGGCGAGTGGCGACCGACAGCCACGCCGCAAGAGGAGGGCTTACGGTCTTACCACCTGTCGGCGCTTTACAGCCCCTGGACAACTTGGCCACAAATGGCGGTCGAGTTCACCAGCGCCAAGGGCGACCCGCTCAAGCTCAAGGTGTTCACCAACACCAAGCTAGCCGAAACATGGGACGCAGACTACGGCGAGCAACTGGACTCAGACGCGCTGTTCAGCCGTCGCGAAATCTACCGCGCCGATGTACCCGCGGGCGTGTCGGTCCTGACGGGTTCCGTCGACGTACAGCTCGACCGGCTAGAGGTCGGCGTATGGGGTTGGGGCGCGGGCGAAGAGGGTTGGGCCATACAGACGGCAGTCATCAACGGCGACCCGGCCAACCCGCTTGTGTGGTCCGAGGTCGACGCCATGCTTGACCGGCCCTATCGGCGGGAAGATGGAACCGATCTGCGGGTCATGGCGACGGCGGTTGACTCCGGCTACCTGCCCCAAGTCGTCTACGACTACTGCCGGCAGCGTCACGGCGCCAAGCGTTGGGCGATCAAAGGCATGGCTGGAATGGGCGACCTGTGGCCAGCCAAGCCCCAGCCGGTCAAGCGCGGGCTGGGCAAGCTGTACCTGGTCAGACACGACGCAGCCAAGCAGGCGCTGTACCAGCGGCTGAAACGTCCACCGGGCGGAGCCGGCACGCTGCACCTCCCCGTTGCGCCATGGTGTACCCGCGACTGGTGCCAGCAGATGACAACCGAGCGCCGCGTGGAATACACCAACAAAAAAACAGGCGCCAAAACAATAGGCTGGGTCAAGACCGAGGGCTTGCGCAACGAGTCATGGGACTTGCTTGTGTACGCCTACGCGGCTTTGCACGGCCTTTTGCGGTCTGGCTATAGGCTCAAACTATCGGATGTTGCACCGCGGGCGTCTGCTGTGCATACTGCCCCTGTGGAGCCGGCGCTGCAGAGCCCTCCCCTGTTGGCGCCGGCTCCCAAACCAGTAGCGCCAGCAAAGCGCAAGTTTCGCAGCGAGTTGTGGCGGTAACATGGCTTGGACGACAACCGACCTTACCGCGCTAGAGGCTGCCATTGCATCCGGCGCTCGGACCGTCAGCCACAATGGCAAGACCGTTACCTACAACAGCCTGAATGAAATGCTAAAACTGCGGGACAGAATGCAGTGGGAGATCGCCAACGGTTCAGCTGGACGGCCCCAAGCGCACTATGTCGAGTTCCGACGCACCCGGCCAAGGAGCTAGCAGCATGGCACGCACCCGCAAACCAGCCGCTACCGCTCCCCGCGCTGCACTGTCTGTCGCGCAACCCGCGCCGGCACCCGTAGCCAATCGCAAGACCCGACCGACCCGCAAGCGCAGCTACGAGGGCGGCGACATGGGGCGGTTGCTTGGCGACTGGAACCCAGCGGGCGATTCGGCAAATCCGCAGGTCTACATGGACCTGCCCACGCTGCGCAATCGCAGCCGGGACTTGCTGAGAAACAACCCGCTTGCAGTGTCGGGTATCCAGTCGCTGGTGTCAGCCATCATCGGGACAGGCATCCACCCGCAGGCCATGACGGGCGATCCGCGGCTTGACGCGAAAATCATGGACCACTGGCGCCGCTGGGAAGGCGGACAGCTGGACGTGGCGCACGATAGAACCTGGGCATCACTGCAAGCCCTGTGGGTCCGCGGCTGGCTAGAGTCTGGCGGCGTGTTCGTCCGCAAACGTCCGCGCCGGCTGTCTGACGGTCTGGCGGTCCCGCTGCAACTGCAAACGCTTGAGTCCGACTTCTGCGACCTGTGGAAAAACTACCCGACCGAGTCGGGCGGGCATACCACGATGGGCGTGGAGTTTGACGCGGTTGGGCGGCGCACAGGGTACTGGCTATACCGCCAGCATCCGGGCGAGACGATGCCGACGCTGCCAGTCCCGACCTACAGCAGCTTGTTTGTGGAAGCCGAGCGTTGCGCCTATCTAACCTTTCCAGAGCGCCCCGGCCAAGTCCACGGTATCCCGTGGGTTACGCCAGTGATGCGAACGCTGTGGGATCTGGCGTCATACGAGGCAGCCGAACGGGTCCGCAAGCGCACCGAGGCGTGCGTCACGGCGTTTGTTATTCCCGGCGATGAGTCATACAGCACAGACAGCGATCAAGAGGGCATGGGTCCAAGCGTCGAAAGTTCGGACGGCGCAGTTCTTGACCGCATGGAGCCCGGCCAAGTCGCCATCCTGCGAGGCGGCAAAGACATCAAGTTCAGCCAGCCTGCCAACAACGCGCAGTACGATTCGTACATTGCAACCCAACACCGCAACATCGCGGCAGGTATGCGGCTGCCCTACGAGCGCCTAACCAAAGACCTATCCAAGGTCAATTATTCCAGCTATAGAGCCGGCGATCTTGAGTTCCGGCGCCTGATCATGATGCTGCAACGGCAGGTGGTGATCCCGCTGGTTTGTCAGCAAGTCTGGGCGTGGTTTGTCGAGGCGCTCGGCGTGCTTGACCCGACCGTGCCGGCAATCGTACCTGTCAAATGGCACTGCCCGCGGTTCGAGGAACTGGACCGAGAGAAAGAGCTAAAGGCGGACGTGTTGGCGGTGGCTAACGGATTCGCGTCACCGTCGCAAGTCGTCGCAGAGCACGGCGGTGACTACTTGGACGTGCTGGCACAATGGAAGCTGGACATGGAGGCAGCGCAGCGGGCGGGATTGCCGTTCGCATGGCTTGGCCAGCCTGCCCAAACGTCACCCGGAGATGAGCCCGTGAATGGGGGGGGGCAGTGACAGCCGATACCCCAGCGACAGACAGCGGCGACAATGCCGCGGACGAGTCCAGAGGCGTCGGTCTAAACGGCGCCCAAGTCACCGCGCTTCTTGCCGTGCTGGCCAGCGTGTCAGCGGGCGAGCTAGACGAGGATGCTGCGGTCACGGTTATCACCACGGCGTTTCCGTCAATCGCCAAAGACGTAGCGATCAAGATGGTGGCAGGTGCCAAAGTTTCACCAGCGACTGAAAATTGACCGCAGACTGAAAACAGCCCTTGACATAGGCAGAAACTATACCGCACCCTTGCAACTGAGGTTTGACCTATGCCGACCAAGCAGCCCCAAAACTTGAAGCGCCACACGCCAGCGGGTGTATTGCACACGCGGGTCATGCCTCAAACTTGGGATGACGCT